CGGTACCAGCTTGCTCTGGTCGATGCCTTGATACTCTGGGTTGCCCTCATCGTCCACAGCATCTTTCTCGCCAGTAATAGCTTCTGGCACAATGTCAGACACCTCATGCGCCACAAACCCGTCAACTGTTTGATCAGCGTTTGATATGAAATTAAAACGTGAGGGTTTGAGCGATTTGATGCGCGTGATGCCGTCTGTGATGCCTACTACATTTTCTTTCAAACGGTAGTCAGAGGTGGTGTTATAGGAAGTTGTAGACGCAGTAACGCTGATCGTTCCGACTTCCGTGTTCGCTTGTCTAAAAGCCGCAATAGTCCCTGTTGTTGACGGCCTATTTAACAGCAAACAATCGGAATCTCTAACAAAGGTGGCAGCGCCAGTAGAAGATATACTCGCGCCCGCAGTAGCGGCTGAGGTAGTTGTTTTACCCACAAGCAGATTGCCAGACGAGTCGAGATACATTTTGTTCGACTGCGCTGTAGCAAAGGCCATTTGATCAGTGCTGTGCGTGTAGAATATGCGCCCTGCCCACGCAGTTGCATCGCTGAACAGAATCCCAGAATCCGTCCCTGCGATCTCAATCAATGAGGTGCTGTTTTCCTCGACTGCAAGGTTCGTATTGTTGTCTGGCGTAAACCCACTTAAAGTGCTTTCACGGATATGAGTGCGACACGCTGGCGATTCCGTGCCAATGCCGACGTTATTATTGGCATTGACTAACGTCATAATTGCCGAATTACCGCCATCAATAAATTGCAAATGGTCAGCGGCTCCACCGTAGGAAATTTTGAAACCGTTGCTGTTATTGCCTAATCGGATTGCCGTTGCATTGCCACTACCTGTATTTGTAACTCCTCGTTTTATGTCTAACAGAACGTCTGACACACCCGTAAACGGCGTAGCACCATCGGCCATTAAATTCATCAGACCTGTTGGATTATTGGTTCCCAATCCCAAATAGCCAGACGAGTCTAAAACAAGATGAAGATTACTCCCACCATTGCCATAAACTTGCAAATCGTTGGTGTAAGTTATTTGCGAGGCATACGTCAAATTGTTATACAGTGCCAATCTGGGATTAGCTACACCATTTGCCTCTATTTTCAATTGAGCCAGCGAACCACTTTTATATAGATGTAAAACACTGTCTGGCGAACTCGTATTGATGCCGACGCGATCTGCACTAGCGTCGATATATAGAGTGTCGCCGTCGACGGCGAGGTCTTGCGCTGAATTGATCGTCATAGCCTCAACGCCGCCACCCGTTTTAAATGACATTGTGTTGGTGCTATGATTATATTGGACTTGACCGCTGTAGCGGTCGGTGCCTGTGGTGCCATCAGCAAACGCTAAATAGCCGCTACTACTCGTTCCGCTCGCAATCGTTATAGTAGAGTTTGCACTGGTATTAGCGACTACTAACCTTGCGTCATTATTAAAAGAGTAAGTGCTTGGAGATGATGTGCCTATGCCGACGATGCTGCTGTCCAATTTCATCGCCACAGAACCGTCACTATACCAAAAATGGTCTCCGTTGCCGAAATAATACGACTCGTCTGAGGTTAATGATGAGCCGTTATAAATTCCGCTGTAAGTGGAGTCAGAATAAAATTTAACCTTTGCGGTGTTGCTTCCTATTTCTGCTCCACCGTTGCCAGAGATTAAGCCGCTGAATGTTCCCGTAGTGCCTGTGAGTGCGCCTGTTAAGGTTGCCGTTGTGCCGCTGATCGTGCCGCCTGTGACGTTGCCGCTGATATTTCCCGTGACATCGCCAGTGACGTTACCCGTAAGATTGCCAGTTACGTTCCCTGTCAACGCACCGCTTACGCCACCAGAGGCCGTGATGAGGCCCGTAACGCCCAATGTGCCGCCCATCACTGCATTGCGGCTTAGAAAGAGGTCACGGGGGCGTGTAGCACCACTCGCGCCAATGTCGTAGGTCGCATCCGTGAATATGAGGTTGCTGGTGATGGTGCTGTTGACCGTGAGGGTGTCGGCACTAGAGTCACCAATGGTAGTATTACCGTTGAGCGTTATGCCACCCGTTAGCGTCAGTGTGCCGCCGACACTTACATCGCCGGCAAACGTTGCTGCCTGTGCTGATGATAGCGTTAATGCTGTAGTGCCGTTTGTCCCGAGGGTAAGCGCGTTTGTTGCGTGGTTGTATGTGATAAGACCAACGTCGTTATCGCCAGAATCACCAAACGCAATCTTGCCCGTACTGGAGCCACCCGAAAGGATCGTTATACCTGACGCCGTGCTGTTTTCAAACACAGCCTCGTCTGCATCCGACGCCGCCTGCACTGTGCCGGCAGATCCCGTGTGAACGTGCAACTGCCCGCCGTCTGCCGCAGCCAGTCCGGTTCCAATGACCAGCTCACCCAACACATACGACGCCGTGCTGTCTATGTCGCTATTGTTGATTGTGTGCGTGTATATGTTTTGAAATTCAGCGTTGAGGTCCGCAGCGGTTAGTGTCTCTCCGCTCACCCAACTCTTTAGTGCTGTAAGATTCATTCAGCCTTTTCTCCCACGGTCTTATGATTTATTGGCCGGGCCGTGTGCCGGCTACTCTTCCCTTAATTGTCGCACTCCGACCTGCGAAGTCGTCCGTCCGATCAGTCTCAACATGTCATTAGGAATTGCCTGTTGGGTTTTTGTCTCGCCGAGCATGTAGCGCGCAAGCCCGGGCTTAGTCATAAACTGCGCAATACCCACGTCGGTTACAGCCCGCGCTGCAAGGCGCGCTAACGCATCTCGCGTCTTCCCACCTTCTCTAAACATGCCTGTCAACGCATCGACAATGTCTGACCCATACCCACCTTGAAAATTTACATAACGGGCCGTGTTGCTAAAGTTTGCCATCGACCGCTCGCCCTGCGTCATTTCTTGCAATGCCCTCGCCACGGTGCGCAACTCGTTGTATACATCTGTCCCCAGCAACGCTTCTACTGATCCCGGTCTACTCTTTTCTAACCCATCTAAGTAGTTATTGATATGTTTGCCACTTATGATCCTCTGCAGATCCTGTGGATACATACCCGATTTCATTTGATCTGATGAAATAGACCCAGCTGTTTTTAGGTTTTCAAAGAATGCGTTTATAATTGACGCCCACGCGTCTGCGCCTTCTTTCGTTATCCGCAACCCGGATGGCGTTCCCTGCTGGCCGATACTGATTTTAAAATTAATAATCTCTTCAGGCGTCATGCTCTCAAATACTGTGCGCGCAATCTGACTGCCCTTCTCATCGTTGCTCATTGCCCTGCGCACTGCCCCTGACTCTTTTACCCGAAACAATGACTCCGCAGCGTCTGCCGCTTGACGCCCGAGCGCGTACGCTTGCGGACTGTTTGTGCCGCCACCTTGACGCAGGAACTCCATCTCGGCGTAGTGCATTGAGTCGGCAAGGTTGCGCATTTGTGTTTCAACCTTGTCGTCGAAAAATGGTATAGCCGACCGTCTATTGGAGTTTAACTCTTCGTAAATTTGAGACTTCACTCTCCGCACGTCGTCAAACGTGCGCGCTCCCAACGCCAGCTCCATAGAGCTTGCCAGCTTGTCTATGCCGCGCACGCCTACGTTGCCCTCACGCTTGAACAAGTCTGTATTTTCTATTGCATTCAGCGCGTTATCTATCGCCGTGCGGTCTATTGGTGCAGACCTATCTACGCCGCCTTGCGTAAAGAAGTCTGTATACAACTTATTAATGTCACCTTGCCGTATGTCCGTTGTCGTTTCTATCGCACCGCGTATCCGCTCGCCGGTTTCTATAGCTGCGTCTGCGCTGCTGGCAGTCGGCCCGCCCTTTGAACCCGCTTTTTTCTGCAGATTGCTAATTGCTCTTTGAAACTCCCTAAAAAGCGGCTCGTCTGCTTCGCGCATAATTTCAGTTGTTACTTGATTTGTGCGAGCGACGTTTGCCATGCCTCCTATAAATGGCGACGCGGTCCTGATTTGCGGTGGAGCAACTTTCATCATCTCTGTGCCCGCAGCCTTATCAGCCTGACCCACAAGATCGCGGACTTGCTTCATTGCGCCTGTTTGCGCTTTCTTCGCCGCTGGCCCTTTTAGCAGCGCCGTTACACCCCGCTGCAGTAACTCACCACCCGCTGCAAACGCGCCCTCTAACGCAGTTTGCCCTACGTCATATCCTCGCTCTGATCCTGCTTCCTTTGCCATGCCCTGTCGAAATGCATCTCCACCCACGCCACCTAACACAGTCCCGGTCCCCGGCTTTACGAACGATCCCATAATGCTCGTCACCATTGGGATCGCGTCTCCCAGCATATCGGCGAAGTCGTAAATAGTTATCTCATCCTCATCAAACTTCTTCAATCCTTGTCGCGTATTTACAAACAGCTCGCCATTTTTTATCTGTATGGCTTCGCGCGGCACGCCACGGCTCACTAATATGTCGACCTTACCTTCGGGCTCCGGATCGAGCGATGCCAACATACGATTTTTGAATTGTTTCATTAAGCCACCCAGATTTGCAGTCGCAGTAGGTGGTTCGTTTTGTATGTTTGCAGACGGCAATGCAGGCGCAGTGTATAGTTGGCGATATTGCTGTAGTTGGTTTTTAGCCATTAGTATGGACCTTTTCCGCGACTAATTGCTTCTACTTCATATAGGCTTGTTATCTCACGGTTCATTTGATTTACTAATTCACCCAACGTGTTTCTGAGTTGCTCTGGTTGTGTAAATATTCCCCCTACTAATCCTTCGTAGAAATCCTGCTCGGCTTCGGTTAAGGCTGCTCCAGAGCGATAGCGTGCTACCGTGTCACGGAGGAATCCTAATTGTGTTAGGAAGTTTGCCGCTTCCGGCCCAATCGCTTCTTGCTCGCCTACTAAATAGGCCCGGGCTTTTTTTATAGCTCCCTCACTTCTCCCAAACGCTTCCTGTATTTGCCCTATTGCTTCTGGGTCAGTCAGGGTCTCTATTGCCCTCAAAGCATTCGCACGTATGGTCGTCAACTGCATGAGTTGTTTTTTCTCAGTTGCGCTAAAGTTGTATGCGTCACTTGCTGCATCAATTCGGTCTAAGAATGAACTCAACATATTTTCTGACAGGTCGTAGCCTTGCGCTTGTAATCCTGCCTCTAATGCAAGCACGCCGTCTTCATAATTTGTATTAGTCGCTTGCTTTACTGCACCGTCCAGTATGGCATTAAATTTGTCCCTTATTTGTGCTGCCTGTTCATTGTATCCTGCCACCGCCGATGTAAGCAATTCGGGGGACATCGAACCGCTTTGCTCAACTATTAATTTTTTTGCCTCGTCACCTCTAAGAAATGGGTTTAACGTAGCCACGTTACTCCCAGCATCTGCTGCAATTCGGATACGATTGCTTCCACTAAAACTTGTCCCTCCAGCCGCACGCGCTCTTTGAGCATTTGCATTGATAAGGTTTAGCTGCGCTTGCTGCGTCAGGTCATCCATACGCTGCTGCTGCGCTCCTGCACGGAAAGCAGGTGATACCATAGAGCTCGTCTCTATAGGCGCGGCAAGTAATTCAGACGTGCCGCGCAATGCCTCATCCACTTGTATTGGCACATAGCCGCCTGCCGTTTGTGCCTGCGCACCCGCTTGCTGCTCTAACTGATTTGCAGCTGCCTGTGTTTGCAAGTCCCGCAATCTGTTTTGTGCTTGCCTGTCTTTCATGCCTCCATACAAACCGACTGCTTGCGAACCTGCGCCGGCCAATTGCCCTAACGCGCTCAAAAGGTTTGCACCTTTCCCGGGCCGAAAGTCTAACGGCACTTGATTGGCAATAGGGTTGCCCCCAAACGCACGAGAAAGGTTTGCCATTGCATTTTCTTGTTTCTGTGCGGCAGCTTGACGCCTTTGCGCTCGCTCTAAATCTTTCTGAGCGTAATAGCCAGCACCGGCGTTTGCGATGCTGCTGCCCAGCCCTAATAAAGCTGCTATTGTCATTGGTTCAGGCATTATCCCCCCGGCGTTACGTCTATTAATTCTTGTCCATCTGACGAATAGCGATAAATTCTGCCGTCAGCTTCGATTGTCCCATCTGCGCGCGGAACTGCCCCGGGAGGGAGCGTTGCTGAACTTCCCGGCGTAGGCAACCCTAACGCTTGCAGTATCTGATTGCGCACTGGCGTATACCCAGCAAACCCTGCATCTTGCGCCGCGAGCAACTGCACGATGTCCATGTCGCGCAACTGGCGCTCTTGTAAGTCGGCGGCGCGCTCATCGGCGTCGCTTGCAAGTCGGCGCGCCTGCGCCGCATTTAATCCCCCAACTGTCGTTGTCCCATCAACCTCGCCAAATAGTGCGTCTTCAATTGCTCTCTCAGCACGGTTTTCCGCGCCCTGCGATGCGGCGATGTCTTGATCTAAGGCGCGTGCGCGCAACGTCGTCGTAGGCGCTTGCCCATACCCGCGTGCGTAGAAGTCGCCTGTAGCGTCAGCCTCGGACAACCTGCGCTGCAGGTCAGCCGTGCTTAAGTCAGAGGACAACGCCTGCGCTGCGCGTTGATCCGCTGCCGACTGTAGCCCTCTGCCGGCAATCGCATTGAGTATGTCCTGCTGGGCCAACTGGGTCCTGCGCGCGTTGTCGGACATCGCAAGGTTTCGGTTGAGCTGCTGCGTTTGCAGGTCGTCTGCTGCTTGTTGCCCTGCGAGGGTTTGTATAGGACTATCTGCACCAGTCTGGACCTGACCAAACAAGATGGACTCAAGCTGCTGCTGGGCGCGTAGATCATTGGCGCGGGCGAGGTCTTCCTCCAGCCCCATCGCACGCCCAGATAACGTCTCTACCGGGGCCTGATTTGCACCAGTGAAATATTGCCCCGTTATGCCCGCCTCTGCGATGCGTCGCTGTAGATCTTGTGTCACCAGATCGGATCGCAGTGCGTCTGCTGCGCGCTGGTCCGCAGACGCTGCCAGTTGCCGGCCCTGCGCCGCACCTGTAAGGTCTGACCCCAAAGCCTGCGTTGCCCGTAAATCAGCCGCTTGCGATAGCCGGCGCTGTAAGTCTTGCGTGATGAGATCGCTATCCAACGCCCGCCCAGCGCGTTGATCTGCAGTATTTGCCAGTGCGCGTTGCTGGGAAGCCGTTGCGAGGTCTGAGCCCAGCGCCTGCTGTGCGCGAAGATCCGCACGTCCCGCCAGCGCGCGTTGCTGCGCTGCGCTGGTAAGGTCCGAACCGAGCGCCTGTGCCGCCCGCTCGTCGCCAGCAAGCGACAAGCGTCTCTGTAGGTCTGCCGTAACAAGATCGGACTGTAGACCCCTCTCAGCACGGCTGGCGTCGTCCATTGCCAACTGACGATTAAGACGATCCGTCTCCAGCGCCGATAGCTGACCCTGCCGTCCGTATACGTCAGTCAGAGCCTGCCGCTGCATCTCCTGATCGACGATACCCATCTGGTCTCGTCGGCTCTGCAGCCCCAACGCCTGCGACACCGCATCCCCGGCAAGCCCTGACTCCAACGCAGCGCGCTGATCGTATTGAGATGCCAGTCCTGCCACATCGCCTATGGCTGCGCGCGCCAGATCCTCATTGGCGAGCCTTAGATTGTCGCGCCGACCCTCAAAGTTGAGTGCGTCTGCCAGTGCCTGCGTCTGCAGGTCATATCCCAGCGCGTTAATATCATTGAGCGTGCGCTCACGCGAGCCGATAAAGTCTCCCAGCGCCTCTGCCGTATCGCCGCTCCGCAACACGCCCATGCGGTTAAGGTTTTCACGCAACTGCTCCTGCTGCTGCCGGGACCGCTCAAGAAAATCTGCGCGCTGCTGCTCAACCAACGGATTACTGCCACCCATCAAGCGATCCATAATGACCTGCTGCGCCTGATTGGTCAGGTCCGTGTCGAGTGTTACGCCGCTATTCGACAGGCGGTTCCGCGCCGCGACCATAGCCGAGTCCAGATCCGCGCTGGAGCCCAACTGATTGCCCGCAAGACGATCCAATACATTCTGCTCGGCTGCGCCAACCATCGGCGTGTCCGTATTAACCAGCTTGCCTGCCCGCACCCTATCCAGTAGCGCCTGATCCGCAGTAGCTGCCGCCCGGTCTGCTAACGTGCTGCCGACAGGCGTGCCGGTTCCAACCTTGAGCGCGTCGTCCAACCCGAGCGTGCTATAGGGCGTTGCCACGCCCGTCCCAGCCGACTGAGCTGTAGCACCGGATAACTCAGGCGTGCTAACTTCGGACAATCCCGCTGCGGCTTGATTGAAATCACCAACGGCAGCCCCGGGCTGTAAGCCCAGCCTCGCCATTGCGTCAGCCATTGTCTCGCCAGACACGCTACCCAGACCTGCTGCGGTTTGGTTTTGTTCACCAACGGCAGTCCCGGGCTGTACACCCAGCCTCGCCATTGCATCGGCCATTGTCTCACCTGCAACACTACCCAATCCTGCTGCGGTTTGATTCTGTTCGCCTATTGCCGCCCCGGGGTTTATGCCCAGTCGCGCCATTGCATCGGCCATAGACTCACTTCCGCTCATCCCGCTGCCGCCAGTGGGAATGCCGGGCCCACCCTCATATCCAGTCATGTCTAACGGCTCATTGGCTGACTGAGGTGCTACAGTTTGCACTGGCGATTGCGAAAAGTATTCACGGTAGGCGGCGTTGGGATCATATGTTGCAACTGCTGTCTGCACTGGAGCTGTCCCGAAATTGTCCCGGTATTGCCGGTTCGGATCAGCCACCGTTGTCTGCACTGGTGCTTTTGTAAATGCCGCTCGGTAATCCGCATTCGGATCGCTCGTGGGCGTTGGCGTAGTTGTCTGCACTGCGCCACTGCTAAAGGCATCACGGTATTGCTGGTTCGGATCAGCCACCGTCGTTTGGACGGGCGATTGGCTAAACTGCTCCCTATATGCATCATTGCCTGCCATCGAACCCGTTGCAGATGCACTGCTTGTTGGCCCCCTATTCATGACCTGACCAGCATTACCACCCATAACAAATTTGGTATTAGCAGCACCTTGTGGCACACCCGGCGTCATGCCCCCCATTGCATCAGCCATGCTTCTGCCGGCAAACGGATTGGCTCCGCTCTGCTGTGTTGTATTTTGCATCACTGCAGCTGTGTTTGCTGCGCCAATAGGCCCAGTATTTAACCCCAACGCGCTATACACAGCTGCCATGCTATTTTGGCCGCTACCACTGCCTGTCATGCTGAAATAATCCGCTGCAGACATTTGTTGCTTAGGTTTGGTGTAGTTATATGGGTTCATGTTTGCCGGCCCGTACATATTCATTAGCTAACCCCTGCTCTCGGTTTCCGTTGCCTACCAATCACCTTGTACTGCAGGTGCGTTCGTCGAATCCGGTATGGCTCGTCTTTAGTATTGTTTGTGAATTTGAGGGAGCTGTGTGGGTCGTATCCCTTTAGGTCGAGATCCTTACTAACCATACGCTTCGTCCCTACAGCGTCCGTGTCGAGCGTAAACGCATCCATCACACCACCCCCACCGGTCGTCGTCAGTGTTCCTACGTTACCGCCTACGCCCTGTGACTCTTGCTGGACTGTTAGGGTATAGGCTCCCAGCGCGTCGTAGTAGGTGCGCGCGTAGAGCCAGCGCAGGTCCACGTCACCCCCTAATGGGGCCGGCGACGCCGTCTCAAAGTGGCTGTCGTAGGCTGCAGACTCGTGGTTGTATGTGACTGCCGGCGCGTGGTCCAGCAGCTTGCCGCCGAAGCTGCCGGCGTGGGGCTTGTCATCAATTATGGCAGCACAGTTGCGCTCAAACGTCGCGCCAATTCCGTTGAGTGGACCGTACCACGCAAAGCGCGTTTGTCCGCTTGTCTCGTCTGCGTAGCGGTGGCGCAGCGACATAACCATAATCTCGTTGCAGTTTGTGTTGTCGTTGGGCAACCAAAACCACACCTCGTTTTCGTCGGCATAGTAGATGGCAAAGCTCTGCGAAAGGCGCGACTTGCTTATATTTGCCCAGTAACCCTCGTCCAGCGCGTATGAGACCTTTTCTACGATCTCGCCACCGGCCCACATGTACACGCCGTCTTCCAACACAAACACCTGCGCGTTACCGGGGATCGTGACAATGGCCCGCCCAGAGATGCTGCCCCCTTGTTGTGGGTTGCGCGGGTCGGTCGTAGTGCGCTGCTGTAGTTGGTAAGGGATCGTCGCGTTGCCCGTAGGAATCAGCACCGCGATAAAATCTTCGGTATGGATCGCCAATGCGTTTTGTAGGGGCTGTAAGCCCCGCACAGGGCTTCCGAGGTTGTAAAAGGATGATGCACCCCACGTCTCAGGATCGCCCGCGTCCGAGTACCACACGCGGTCCTCGTCGGCGTTTGTGTTTGCCATCCATACGCGGTTGTCGAAGAAAGCTACGTGATCTGCTGTCGTGAACCGGCTGTCTACGTCCAGCACGGCAGCGTTGCCCGTGCCTGACCACTTGATCGGCGCGTCGACGCCGTTAGTCAGGACCAGCGTGTCAAACGCTCGGACCCACTCAAACGTATTGTCATCCCCAGCGGTTATCGTTACGGAGCCCGTAATATCTGACCAGCCGCTGTTGTAGTAATACATGGCAGCGCCGGCTACAATAAACACGCGCTCGGCTCCGGTTGACGGCACGCGAAACTGCCCACACGCCGTGACAGTGGGCGTGCCTGCTAACGCCGCAGCATTCTCGTAGCTCTTAGTCCCTAAGACCTTTTCAATGCCGGCAGACTGCGTCAGGCGCGTGTTGAGCATGTCCTGCAGTCCGTTGGGACCGATATCCTCTGGCGGCAGGTCATACCGAACGCCCATCGTCCACGGGCCGTATTTTATCGTATCAGCCGCTATAGGCATTAGCCCGCCTCAACAACAAGCTGGTTGTCTGTGCGGACCATATAGTCATGGTCTTCGACCTGCGACGGGTAGCGCCTGTTGCCCTGCTGTAGCAGGTTTTGCTTTTTCATCAGCGCAACAGCGCGCACCAGCTCGTTGGCTTCGCGCTGCGCGCCTTGCTCGTCGCCTTTTTCCTGCAGCAACAGCTTTGTCGCCCCATACACCAGCGCCGATTCGCCTATCTGCGGAATGCCGAGCTTTAAGAATGTGTCGCCGTCATTGGATGCCGCCCACGTCGATATTGCCATCTGATACCGCGCACGTATTTCCTGCCCGGTAGTAGACGGCGTGTAGTAAAACTCGACCTCTGGGTAGCCGGTGGTGGAGTCCGTCCCCCCGACTAAGACCTTATATACGTTACCGGACAGGCTGCGGTCCTCATCCCAGAGATCGTACTCGTCTGGACCTATGATCTCTATAGGCCATTCGTCCGTGACGTTCATAAATGACCACCACGCGCCCACGTACCCGTCAACGGGCGTGTATACGCGCGTGTTGGCTGCTGACTGGTAGGTCGCTGTAGTGCTGCTGGAACCTCCCGTAATCGTTTCTGACGCCGTAAAATCGGCAGACTCGTTGTAGACAAACAGCAACCCGTTCGTCGTGTCGTGCGAGTCCACTACGGCAGTGCTGCTGGACGTGCCGCCTGTCACGGTTTCGCCCACCGTAAATACACCCGACGCGCCGGTGATGGTAAACGTCTTTGTCGTGCGGAACGTCACCGTTCGGTTGAGCCACCACCACTTCAACAAGTTGGCGATCTCCACCGCGTTGATGTTTATGTATCTGCGCGCGCGATTCTTGAACGTAGTGTTGGTCGCTTCAAGCCCTACGCGGTCCAGTACAAGCTCAATGCCTTCTGCTAATGTCATTCATATCACGTTTGCCCACGCCCCATTTTCGTAGCACTGGAGCTTGTTGGTTGTCGTGTTGTAGATGATCCATCCGTTGGACGCTGAAAGTGCGTCCCGCTCTGCTGTGGTCATCTGTGGCGCTGCCAGCACTGTGCCGGCTTCTATTACGTCAAACTGCGCGATGGTCCCAAACGACGTTGCCTGTTTCTGCTGACCGGCAACGACCGGTGAGCGTCGGTTCATTAGAGCGCGCCCACGTCACTCGGCAACGTCTGGTCTGCAGCTATATCAAAGCGCACGTTGCCGTCCATCTTTGTGCCGGCAGCGTGATGGTCTAACCAGAGCTTGTATTCCTGCGTTTTTACCGGCACGCCCTTGTTGTCCATCATGGCGTGTTCCTTGTTGGACGTCGTTTGCCCGTCGTCCGCTATATACATTGGCACCCACGACGGGGGCAGCGGCTCCCAGCCGGGCTCGTGCTCCACCTCTACGCCACCATACACGCGCAGAGCTTCCTCCTGCCGATAATTGCGGCTGTATTCGCCTTTAGGCGCGCCTTTGCCGGCAGTGATACCCAACACTTCTGCGGCGTTTGGCGCGGCTGCGAGGAGGTCTACAAGTCGAGATTTGGCGTTCGGGTCGTCTTGCGCTTCAGCTAAGATTTGATCAATGAGACGTCCCGGCTCTGCTGCTTTCTTACGCTTGCGCGCCGGCTTTACGTCGACCAGCGGCTGTAGGTCTTCTTCGTCTACCGCTTTTGCGTTTGCCGCTTCGACCAACTCTTGTGCTTTCGGATCAGGGTCGCCCTTCTTCAACCCTACGGGCTGGCCCATTGAATCAAACCCACTGTCACTGCTTTGCCGCTTTGCCATATTTTGCTTTCATGTTTTTGTGTCTATAGCAATGCGCGGGGAGCCGCGATGACCCCCCGCGCGATCACATTAGGAATAGTTGAAGTCTGCTACGTGCGGACGAACAAGATTTACTAATGCCAAACCACTGCTCGGCGTGTCAAGCGCAGACGCGGTAGTCATGCCGTAAATCAGATCGCCAGCCACTTCAGCGTCGTCGACTGACCCAGCCGTACCTGTCAAGAAGCAGGCTTTGTTGTCTGCAAGGCTTGCGAGCCCTTTAACAACACCCAACCCTGACACCTGATACCAACCGTACTGGTTTGCAACATTGGCTGACATGCTACAACCAATCATGCCCGTGTCGTCAGCCGTAGCCAGCGACGTCGTGAATCCGTTGGCGTCGATCAAGGCTGCGCTGCCAACTACAGTTGAAGCAACACCTTTAGCGTAGACGAACTCGCCCACACCGTAGTCTGTGCTGCCGTCAATATCTTTAGCGGTCACGATGGTCCCCAGCGGGAAATTCTGATACGTGCTGGTTTCATCAATATTCTGACCACCACCGATACTTCCGATGATTTTCCAATTTGCCATTCAGCGTATACCCTCTCTTAGATTCCAGTGATGTTAGTTGCCACGCCGAGACGACGGCGGTTGTTCGTAATCTGCTGCACACCGGCGACCATGTAGGACAACTGGGCAAGCTGACCGTTCGACTGCAACGATACAAACGGAGTCTTCTTGAAGTTTGCGTTACGCATGACGCGCAACTGATGCGCACGCTTGTCGACAAAGTAGGCGTGGTTAGATGAGATATCTTCGTCAGCTACGACTTTGGCTCCCATGAAGCTCGGGAACTCCTGCCCCTTCAGCCCGTTAATGGCGCTACCAGAAATCTCCACGTAACCCTGCGACGTCAACGCGACGCGATACGCGCCGGCGATGCTGTAGGTGGTGAAGATGGCATCGGTGCGACCGCCCTGCTTGCGCACGGCATCCATGACCGCGTTAAAGCGCGTGATACCGTCGAAGATGTTTGTGGTCGTCTGCGTCAAAAACGTGGTGGCCGTCGTGTCCTTCTGGTTTTGCCAGTAGGTGCTCGTGGCTGAGTTAATGCCGCCAACGGTGCCTGTGCCTGCGTCTGCAATAAGATCCTGCAGGCCCAACATAGACTTGCCAGACTGCGCACCACAGGCGTCCTCGTTGATCGTCTTGAGGAGGCTGTTCATGGCATTGTCACCCAGCGCCGAGAGTAGGTCAAAGACCTGCTCGGGACCGCTGTTTTCCCAGTCCTCAGTGTCCGAAAGGATCACGGGGACGGCGTAGTAACGACGCTTGTAGAAAGCCGACTCAAACGGATCGCGGGGCGACTTGCTTAGGGGATCATACTTGTCGAACGCTTCAGCAGTGCCGGCGCTGGTTTCAAGAATGACCTGAATTTCCTTACCCCCACCGTCGACCATCTGCATACCACGCTTGCGAAGCGCGTCGATGACGTTATAGGGTTCAAAGATGTTCGAAATTACTTCGGGATCAATCGTGCGTCGCGTTGACGACCAGCGACTATCCCATGTTTCTGAAGTGGTCTGTGCCATTCGTATACCTCGTGTTTAACCTCACATCGTCTGTCCGATTTCAGCGATTGCTGCCGACTTGCTGATGGCTCCACCACCACTGTCTCGCACGGTGGCCCCGTTGCCGCGCCCTACTGCCGACTGCTTTGCGACGTTCCGCTGCGCGCGCTGCTCTTGCCGCGCCCTGCTTGCGTCCTCTGCCTGCCGGCCAGTCCATCTGCTTACCAACTCGCTCAACGTGAAATTCTTGCCCGTGTCAGGATTCTGCACGTCCAACATTCCACGGTTGTTGGTAATGAACTGTAGCGTCAACGGGTCTGTAAGCGTCTGCTCGCCCAGCAATGACTTTGCTTCTTCAATCTGCTGCAGAAGCTCGCTTTCGCGCTGCTGTCGCTGCTGTTGCACAAGAGACTGCATGAGTTGTCTGTCCTGATCGTAGTTTTCCAGCCCCATACTTTGCATACGCTGCTGGATCTGCTCTTCGACCAGTTTATTGACATACTCTATACCAGCTGCTTGTTCCATAAGCGCGCGTTGTTGCTGCGGGTCGTCGACCTGCATCGCGCGTTCACGCAACGTGCCTGCATCACCGAGCGCCTCTGCTCCTACATTCTGCGCCGGTTGCTGCTGCCGTTCAGCCTGCCATTTCGCTCGCTCTTCTTCAAAGGCTTTACGCTCGTCTAAGAGACGCTGGTTGCCCTGTTGGAAGTAGCGGTCTGCTTCTCGCCTTCCTTTTTCAAACTCAGATAGGTTATCGTTGTTTGTTTGTTGTGTGCCGCTTGTTTCGGCACGCTGTTGAGTTGAGTCGTCGTTGGTCTGCTCCGTCGCTGGCTCGGGGTCCGATGATGGAGTATCCACCTCAAGCATCCCCAGTCCCATCTCGGGCATACTGTCCCGCGATGAGGTCTCTGCAGATCCTGACGATGGGCCACTATCGGTCTGCCCCGACTCCACTCCAGAGTCCACGGCAATCTCAGACATATTCTGCTCCCTAATAAAAAACCAGCCGCACAGGGCGTCGTAGGAGTGGTGCGGCACTCCTACCAACCCCGCACGGCTGGTCGTGTCGTGTTACTACTGTGCCGGCGTAATGCCGGTGTGATTACTCAGTTGGGTCTAAACCGTATCCAGATTCGACATTGCGGCTCAGGTCGCCCGATTGCTGCCGGTCGACACTGTCCCAGTCTATACTATTCATAATCTCCTCTTCGCTGTCTGCCGCAAGTACTTTATTTGTAGTCCGTTGCGATTTTGCGCGCTGTTGGGCCTCGTGCGTCTCCAGCTCAATCTGGCTGCGAGTCTTCATATCACCCTCTTCCAGCCCCATATTCTTAAGCTTACGCCGGCGATCTGTAGCGTTTTCGTAATACAGCCCCGTTTGCGGATCTGGGTGGTGTTGATTGTGGCCTTGAGATGACATAAGTCGATTAAACACACCCATTGCCCCAAAATTGATCGTCGACTCCTCGCCGCACTCTGGACACTCGCGCGCCTTCATGGGCCGACCCGTGTAGTATACGTCCATCTCGGCGTGGCCGAGTCCGCATATATAGTTGTGTGTTGGCATATCCTTACTCATTGTTTAGCATGGGGATTATTACAGTTTCCCAATAATTTTTGTTGCCTATTTTGTTACGATTTATTCCAGTACCTTCAAGCTTTTGCGTCCACCGTACTGACCTTTCAATAGCATCCTGATAATCAAAACCCATGTAATCTGGCCTCACCATATTCCATTTATGGTGATATACAGTCACCCCACCTTTTCTGGGACTGGATACTTGACCATCTGCGCCCACTTTTATGGATTTCCCTACAGTAGGTTCGTCTGCTATGTCAAAATCTGGGCTTTCTATAAAACTTATCGAATTATCCTTGTTGTTGTATTTGACTATATCGTATTCAAAGTCACCAACTTTTCCTTTTGCCTTTAACAATACATCGGTAGGGATAACGTCTTCTGCTGATTTATGCACATAGTAATCGTATCCGACTTTTTTACCGACTCCTAACTGTTTGTCAGGCATAGGCACTCGCACACCGCTTGAAGCCTGCGTAGCAATGTCTACCTGATTAGATTTTTTTTTTACATAAACGCCGGCTCCACCGAGGCTTATACTTTTTACGTCATAGCCTTCCCCCAGCACCGTCTCTATGTATTCCTTTAGCTCTGGGTTGGTAAACCCTTTCTGATACGTGCCGGTTGACGTGACAAGCGACATCGGCTCAGGTCCGGGCGTCCCTTTCGCGTTCAATACATCTCGCCCTCTGGTCGTGATAATCGCACTGCCGCCCGGCTTCATCACGCGCGCTATATCTTCGACTATAAAGTCTCTGACTTGCGGACTGACGACGTTGAGCACGTTCAAGTTGACAACACGCTCGTATTGATTGTCTGGTATGACTTTGGAATCTGTGAAGTCGTACTTCACACCGAGCGCTTCGCCCCTTGCCGTGTTTGGCTCAAACATATCGTAGCCCAGCATCTCTTTGGAAAACCCTAAGCCGGCTCCGTAGTCCAACGTCTTGCCGACGGCTTGCTGGTCATCCAGATATTGATTGGCTTTGATGTACGTGGGCTTTGTAGTAGTTATCTGTGTCCTTATAGACTCTTCAGCGTCAGGATAGTCGAAGTCTTCAAATTCTTTTAACTGCTGCTCTCGTAGCTTCTTTGCGTTTCTTGCACCCGTCGCCGCTTGCTTGATAAACTTTGGCGCACCCCCCATAGCCGCTGCGCCCATCATTGCGCCGCCTGCTGCCTGCATCTCAGGATCGTCGCTTGCCATCGCGTTGAGCCCGCCGGCTCCCAGCAAGAGAAACGCGAGCGTAGGCACACCACCCAAATCCGTGATGCCCTTGCGCTCCATGTAGCTGCGAACGCCGTCAAGCCACTGCTGGTCTAACACCTCAAAGTCTGCACCCATATGGAACTTGCCCATTTGGGAATGCAGCTCCATAGGATTGCCTTCTTTAGTTTTTAACGTCCGGTATCTATCAAACGTTTTTGGAAACATAATAGGCGCGGGTATATCAACCCGCTCCATGACGCCTTGATATTGCCCCGGTATGCCCGTATCGTAGGATCTGTGGCCGGCATCTGGCGGGGCGTCAGGATCACGCAGTGTTGCGTCTGGGTCCATGCGGAGGATGGCGCCGCCCGTATCGCCACGCTGCACAGACCGCAATTCGGGCTCCGTCATTTGGTAGGCCGCATCTTTGTAGCTGGGAAAGCCCAGACCGCGCATATCCTCTCGCGCTATTGTTTGTACAACCACCTTGCGTAGGTCGCCCGAGCCAAACCTTCTGTATTCTTTACCCGATGCGCCTGTTGTCCCTAACAACTGAGCCATCGCCTCTGGGTGATCTATGCCCAAAAACTCGTCAAGCAAGCTGTCTTCAATAACCTCTACGGGTCTACCTTTTTTCACACCTTCAGCAATGCGTTGCTTATTTACCGTCTTTATAGCTTCATTAATTTTTTGATCTAATTTTTTTCTTGCTGCAGCCGGCACTCTAATTGTATTCAACTGCCCCATTAGCAACTCTACGACAGGCGTAGAAAAGTCTACAGCGCCTTCGCCCATTGCTGTATATATGCCGAGCACGGGCAGTCCAGTGGCTTCACTTGCCGTTATTACGTGGTTTTGTTTGCCTCGCGCTATGCCATAGTTTGACGCCCACGAAAAATCATCCCTGCCGAAACCATACGTCGGCCCTCCCTGCACATCTATCGGCTCGTCTAACTTTACGCCACCCAGTTGTTCAATGCGCGTGCGCGCGGACCTGTCGCCGGGAACGCCGATGGCGACGTTGCCAACCATCGACTCGGGTTGCACTATTTCGCGCTGACTGATATCCAATGGCGTGGCAATGGTTTCGCCTTTTACTTCTTGCGGCAACCTCTGTTTGAACTCAGGATTGCCGCGCATTTTTTCTCTGCGAATTGCTGCAGGATTTTCTTTGCCAGAGCTTAAACTTTCAGTTTTCTCAAATATTGACTTATCCCGCTTCTCCCGCAGCGCATCGACTATATCAGGATCATAGCCCTCTTGCTCTATTGCCGACCTGCCTACTTTGTTTGCCGCTGATTGCGTAGGCTGATTCAAAATCTCTTCTATCAGTTGCTCTCGCGTGCGTTTACCTATTGGCGTAGCAGCCATACCCAGCGCAGTGCCGGCTGCGCCCAACTTTGACATCATACCGAACCCGGGTATTGCCACATCTTCTATACCCATCACAGCGCCCAACCCGCGTTCCAGCACGCCCTCCTTTAACGCTTCTTTCATTGCATCATACGTGCCGCCGACGTCAGAAGACACCGCGTCTACAATATTGGGCAGCGTGCGTCGAACCTGCCGTCCCAGTGCTTCTGCTTTGTCCAGCTGTCCTATAGACCCTAACACGTTGCCGATGTCCGACGCTGTATCCATTGTGGTCTGCAACATACCGCCGGGCGACTTAGTCAGCAGCGCCTGCAGTATTTCACGCGTCTCTGGATCTAATTCTTGATACGCTCCCTGCCCAGCACCGCTAAATGTTGGGGGATATGCTCTATTGATATTCATCAACCCTGCGTCTGTGCGGAAATTACGTCGGATGTACGCTGTGCATTGGACTGCACTTGCGAGATTAAATCAGGCTGGTTTTGCGCAGCCTGCGCTGCTCCTGCCGGCGCGCTGGGCGCGGTTTCTCCCTGCTGGGAATTCTGCGCTGCCTGCTCGTGCTGCTGCATGTGCTGGCCCATAGCTTGTTCGATCTGTGCGATGAACTGTGCCGCTTGCGGGTTGGCAGGGTTGCCAGTCAGGTCCGTGGCCTGCGCTTGTTGGTTGAGTTGTATAAAGGTCGGATGCTCTCTGAATAGTGAGTGCACGCCCAGATGCGCTGCGTGGTCTTGCTGTGGTAGCACCTCTATCTGCTCGCCCGTCATTACGCGGTCGTTTTCGTATTGTGCCGCCCTCTGCGCCTCCACGTTGTCCTGATCCTGCAGCACGCGCTCCACGTCCTGCACGCCATGCGCAATGGCGGCGAGCTTGTCTACCTCAAGCTGGTCGTAGTTTGGACGGTTGCCTGCCCACGCTACAAACGCCATCGTGCGGTCGCGCTCAAGCTGCTCGTATAGTGGCTGCGTTGAGCCCGTTTTTGTTTCTATGCGATACGTATATAAAAAGTCTGACGTCCTCAGTGCGCGCACGACTCGCTGCTCCCCGTTTGGTGCTATGTTTTCAACGAACGACTCTGGCGTATACCTCGGATCGCCCATGATTTGAAACGCATTGCGCACGATAGTCTCGTAGAAAGTATTTACCGCTGCCTCCATCCAGTTGCCGTTGACCTGCGCAGCGGCAGCGACGACAGCCGCTTCCGTTGCCGTCTCCGACTGGCCGGCCTGCGGTGGCGCAAGTGCGGCGATCTCGCGCTCCATACCCATCATCATGCTGGAGAAGTTATACACGTCGACCGGGACGTTGCCCCAGTTAAGCTCACGTATGTTGTTAAGATCCTCGACGCCCACAAACTCGCCGTCGCGTCCAGTGCGCATTACGTCGCCGATCTCTGGGTTGCTTTCCAGCTCGCTGTTACGTATCGCAGTCATGCGCGACGTGCGCTTAAGTAGGTCGGATACGCGGCTGACCTGCTCAATGATGCTGTTTTGTATGTCCTCTAAATATTTGAGATGCCCTAACGGGTAGAAGCTCTCCTGCGCCAAATCGAACTTGATAGCGACAAACGGAAAGCCCTGCTCCACCAGCCACCCGGACGACTCCTCACCACCTTGCAAATTCAGCACGGGCTCTGTCGGCTCACCAGTCACGTCGTCTATGTCGAATACGGGCTGGCCCAGCAGGTCTGTTACCTGCGGGAACGTCATCTTGCGGAATGGGTGCGGGACGTCCAGTATAGGCTGGTCGACGCCCGGCACGAACATCACCTCGCGGCGTTCCATGCGGTTGTGCCACCGCTCCACCAACACAAAGTCGCCGTTGCTGATTGACTCGCGCAGGGCCTCCTGCTCTGGGCCGTCGTAGCGTTCGCCCATCACCTCGCCGTAGCCTACCTCGTCTTCGCGTGACAACTGGGTCGGCTTGATCTGCTTTTTGTTTTGAATGCGCGGGTCGTCGAGCAAATATTGCATCGGGGTCCAAAACTTCTCGCGGATGTATCGCTTGTCACCCAGTCGGTGCGGGCTACCCGTGGGGTCCAGATGCACGTAACCGGGGGCAACGCGCTGGCAGACCACCATATCCTCTGCGAAGTCGTCGTTGGTCGTGTAGGGGGCAATGAAGTCGTCCCCGGGTGGGTTGTAGTCAAGTCGAATCCAGCCAACGCCACAGAAGAGCGCGTCGAATATAGCCTGATGGACGTGGCTCTTCAGCGACGTGATCTCCATATAGCTGCCGGCAGCGCGCTCCAGAATGGGCGCTACGTCGGCGTTGACCTCGTCTTCTACATTGAACGACATGACCGGGTAGTTGTGGGCAATGCTACCCAGTATCTGTCGGACAATGGGGTAAAACCGGCTGACCTTCACGACGTCTTCAGCGCGCAGGTCGCGTATCTTCTCGTCGAACTTAAGCTCGTATGAATCGTAAAGCTTTTGCCAGCTCTCCTGCCGGTCCCGATACAACGAGTCCAGCATTTCTCCTTCTGCTTTATACCACGATATCTCGTACTTATTCATCCGTATCTGCTCTCTATCAAATCGTCGGCGAGCTGGTCTATCAGCCGGCCACCATCGTTGAGTGGTCTATCCTCGACTTTGCGCGCCTTGTAGACGTGGTTTATTCCGTAGCGCAGCGCGTCGGCCCCGTGGTCGTCGCCGCTGCTTGCGTCCTCTGGGTTGCGCGATTCGCGCTGCAGACTCAGCAAGCTGTCGACTACACGCTCGGTCGATCCACGGAAAAACTTTAGCCGGCCAGCGTATAGCAAATTAGCTATGTTCCGCCATCCATTGACACGGTCCATGTTCGCCTTCGACAGCGTCAGCCCGTGGTCCCGGAACGTGTCGACCGGTGCACGTGCTTGCGATACGTCTCCCGGAGCACGCCTTGTCCACATATCCCCGGGCGCTAAGAGCAACCGTGGTTGCCGTCCATACGCGCCGCCGATGGACGTGTACCTGCACTCGTCTATCATTGCTCCGATGCCCTGAGCGTGCTCCGCTCCTGCTCCCGACGAGTAGTAGCTACTGACCACCCACACGTCATCGTCGTAGTCTACAGCCAGCAAGACCGCAGCCGTAGGATTATTCTCCCCGTAGTCCATTGCCATGAACAACGGCCAGTTTTCTGGCACTTCAAATGGGTCGACCAGCAGATCGTTGCGCATAGCAGAAAACATAGCGCCGAGGCTAACGTCCCAGTTGCCATCCAGATACGCTGCCGTCAGCTCAGGATCTCCCATACCCATCAACCTGTTCGGGTAGTCTGGGTCAGCGTCAAGCAGTGCACGGTTGTCCTGCACGCGCGCTGGGATGAAGCAGCGCACCATTTTAGACTCTTTGTCGAGTAGCGGCACGTAGCCGTCTGGGTATTTGTCGATAGCGAAGTATCTTTTGACCTCACCGTGACACCTGCCGCCGGGGTTGCCTGTAGCCCGTATTCGCTTATGCTGTGCCGGCCCGCGCAGGCGCGACTTCATCATCTGATAGGGTCGCAAGCTGTCCCACGTCGGCAGCTCATCCCAGCCGATGAACGCGTAGCTGTGGCCCATATACTTCATAAAGTCCGCGTCAGTATCCATGTGCCTCAGCCTGATCTCTGCTCCACCCGGGAACCTCCACGTCCGAATGCCGACCTTATACTCGCCTCCCATCGGGCCGTAAATCTCCATTGACCGGTGGATCAGCTCGTCCATGTCCGTCGTATGCCGGCGAAAAATGATGCCTATCCAGTCGCTGCCCTGATCGACGTCCTGCACAGCATCAGCCAGTAAGAAATCGGACTTCCCCCCGCCGGCTGCGCCACCATAGAACAGCTCGTCTATGGCCTCACCTGACATGATCGCCATCGCCTGTGGCCCCACCTGCGGGGACCAGACAAACTTAGTCTGCCCAACTGTCATCGACTGCGTCTGCTATGCGATTCTTATACCCAACCCACTCCTCGACTGTAGCCGCGCGCGGTGGCCTATCCATCTGCATTCGTATCGGGCCACCGTCCACGCCCGTCTGCTCGCTGCGCTCCACGTAGCCGCGCCGCTTGCCTTGTGTTTTTAGATAGAAGAAAATGGCCGAAGGGTGACGTTCCCGGACCAGCTCATGCAGGCTCTGCTCTGCCACGTCTACCAGCGTCTCCCTGACCTCGTCGACCACTTCACCGAGTCCATACCGCTCTATGCTGGAGTAGACCGTCTGACGCACGCAGTCAGCCTCCCGAGCGATTGCCGTCAGGTTTCCGTCGTGTTTGCGGATCAGATCGGTCAACTGCTTTTTGGTAAAAGTGCGGCTATGTTTATCTCTTTTTGGCATTGTCTAACCATCTATCTCCACGACTACGGGATTCTGGGCCATACGCCGCATATGCTCGCGCTCTGCTTTAGTAACGGGCCACGGTATGTCTATGTATACTTCTTCCTGCAATCCCGGCAGTTTGACGACCGCAGCTCGGCATTTGCTGCCGTGCATCTGTATTTTTCCGTTCATGATGTCATCCCGCAACGATTGGACCAGCGTAGCTGCTGCCTCGTGCCGGCGGGATTCGTGCTCAGTTACCTCTATGCCCAACATATCGCTCCTTATGTGCGCGTTTTCTTTCTGCTCGCGGCCATGTTATCAACAAGATTCGGGTAGGGCCGTCCTGCAGCGGCAGCTCTTCGCTTTGCACTGGCCTTTTGTGCTTTTGACAGTGGTTTGCTCTTTTTTTTGGGATTCTTGCGCTCCCATACCGGTTTTGTCTTTTTTTTTGCCATTATTCGCCACCCAGTCGTTTATAGTCACCCACAGATATGATATACGCCGGCGTCTCCCCCAGCTGTGTCAACACGCCGCGTAACGGTATCGCGTCCACCTGCACGTCCACCGCGTCCAACGCCTGATGCAGCCGCACGACTTCTGCCTGCAGCCGGTCGCGCTCCTGCTCTAACTCTGTTACGTAATCGGGTCCGTTAATACGTCCAGACCCACGGTCGGGGCTGTACATGCTCATGCTCTGCGTCGTCCAGATGTATGAATCGCTCGTTGGGCGCTCCCTGCTGGGCCAACCCAATGCCGGCGAAATTCATGTGTGTTGCGATACCTAATAGCAGATAGGCGTCGTGCCCGGAGACCTGTATATCCACCGCGATGCCGCGCGTGTGCGCGCCCGTCGTGCCGGGCTTCTTTGCTTCGACCGGATGCTCGGGGCTGCGATACCCGGACGTGATGCGGATTGGCTTGCCGTATTCGTCGCGCAATTTTTGTAGCCGGTCGATAAATACAGGATCAACTGAGCAAGTCCCAGTGTGGCGGCAGGCCACCTCTCTCCAGCCAATATTCGGCCAGCGCTCGTTGTCCCAATTCTCTTCTGCGTATTCAATCTGTGCCATCTATCTACCTCTCTGTCCTATACCTACATAATCTCTCCATTTGCAAAAAGCGCAACATAATATTATTTATATGACATATATAAAACGCTATGTAAACTACTCACCCATAAAATTATTGAGTCAATTGATATGATTTGCTTTTTTGTATAAATTACAACACAAAAAAGGAACATACTGTTTGACCACTGAACATTCGGGCAGTATATTACGAAGGGTCTCGCTCCCAGCGCAATATGTCCCCGGGCTGGCAATTAAGCACCTCGCAGATCGTGTCGATCATGCGCAGGTTCGGCGCGGTATGTCCGTTTTGCCACCGTGAAAACGACATATTGTTGATCCCGGCCCGCAGGCAAAACTGGCGGTCCGATGGAATGTCGTGCTGGGCGCACAACACTTTAAACTCCCGACGTTTTAGTTTTATCATATGTCTATAATACTCTTTAGGTTACGTTCTGTCAATGTATTTGTGTATTTTTATGCTTGACTATATATCTCTTTAATACTACATTAGAGTATAAATAAATACCGCAGGTTGGCCTCACTCGCCAAAGCTAAACCAACCTACGGCTCACTTAAACCTAATCACGTAGATCAGGTCTATGTCAAAAATACATAAAAGCAACTCAAAAGTCTACATATATAGATTATTGATACTGCTTTTTTCTGCGTATTTTGCACATCTGGCCGTCTCCGTGGTTACTAAACTAACGGAGGTATGCCCGTGAGTGCGGCACAGCTATCCCCCCAACCTCATTGGAAGCTCTTTACAAAAAACGGCCAATGGCACAAGGCATTTCGCCCCTGCTCTAACTGTAGCGGCACGATGTCCCTTTGCGGCACGAAGGCTTTCTCGTATTACGCCTGCCCAGATTGCGGTGACGCATTAGACACTCGTCTTGCCGAGGAGTCGTCCGATGCGCAATAGCCCGTCTACTGTAGAGATTTCACAAGCCCTCGCCCGTTTCCAGAGCGCCTGCACGGGCGCTGTGAAGGACGGCACAAACCCCCACTTCAAGTCCAAATACGCGTCGCTCGACGCGATCTGGGCTGCTATACGCGAACCCCTCACCACGAACGGACTGTCGGTCACCCAGATGGGTGACTGGCAGGACGGGACCGAGCTGCTGGTCACTACCATCTGGCATGTGTCGGGTGAGTTTATCAGCGGCGTGCAGCCCGTCAATTTTGAGACGACGGGCCGGCGCAACGGCAGTCAGGAGCACGGGTCTGCCATGACCTACCTGCGCAGGTACGCTATCGCGGCTGCGCTGGGCATCGCGTCGCAGGACGACGACGACGCCGAGTCTTCCGTCGCGCCACAAAACAAAAAGGCAGCGCCAGCAAAGAAAGCGCCCGCCCCTACCCCATCCGACCAACAGCAGGTCAAAAACTTTGTAGACCACGTATGCGCAATGGAGCCACCCGGATATATCATCGGAGCTGCCTGCGAAGCCGTGGGTGCGGACTCGTTAGAAACCGTCCCAGCAGACAAGCGCCGGGAGGTCATCGCAGACATCAAGATGCTTATAGCTGACAACATAGGAGACAAATCATGAACGACGTGCATCTATCCGGTAAGGTGGACCGTGCCCAGTATCGCACGGTTGGCGCAGACAACATACCCCTGCTCACGTGGACGACGGTCGTTGAGCGGTCGTACAAAGGGCGCGACGGGCAGACGAGGGTCAGTTCGCAGTACATCAAATGCTGCGCGTGGAGAAAGGTCGCAGAGGACAACCAGCGGCTCAGGGACGGACTCCTCGTGACGTGTAGAGGGTCGATCAACAACCGCAGCTATCAGAAGGACGACGGCACAACAGCCTACATCACAGAAGTCGTCTGCACGGATGTAAACATGGAAAACCACGACAACGACACGGTAGCCTACAACCCGGCTGCAGACTACGGAGACGACCTACCCTTTTAAACCAGTCGTGCGTCCGGGGCTGGGGCTCCCGGGAGCCTATAAGGGGATGCGATAATCGCATTGGCCTCGGACGCACGCACCAACACACGGTCGCCAGCCTGCTGACAATAGGGCTGGCCCACCGGCAGACATAGGCGCAGTAAGGTTCCCGGAGTGCATCCGGGCAGGGGCAGCGCACACACAAACAGCCCAATGTCACACGTAAGCGCGTCGCGTGATAATTGACGCGCATCCCGACGGGTGGACGTAGTCGTACAGACAATCTCCACAGCAGTCCGTCACACTGGCGAGATCGGCCAGAGGACAACGGATCGGATCACTGTAGATAGATGGTTCGGAATTGGTGATAGGGTTATCCCTAACAGGCAGAGGGCACACAGGGGGGAATAAAGATGTCTTTAAAGAGGCGTGTCGCATTGCACACGGTCATACCCACGGCAAACGAAATGATCAACATAGAGCGCAGGAACAAATACCTCGCGGCGAAACTGAAAGCGACCACGGAGCGCGATCTGATACGAGAGATGATCGCCTTCTTTACTACTAAACACGAGGAGACGCAGTACCCCGTACACATGACGTACACGTGGCATCGCAAAAACAAGCGCACGGACCCCAGCAACGTAGCGTGGGGTACGAAATACATAGAGGACGCACTGCAGCGCGCGGGCGTGCTACGCAATGACGGTCCACGCGAGATCGCGTCGATCACCCACCAGTACGTCTACGATGCGGACGAAAACTACGTCGAGGTCGAGTGGTGCAGCGAGCCCTCGTAGTCTCCCACAGCGGACAGACGCCCCGCACCGTCTACATGCGACAGCGCCCAGACGGGCAGGTCGAGTGGCAGTGCGATTGTGAAGGATTTGGATACAGAGACACATGCCGGCACGTCAACATCGTCGCAGACGCTACGCGCGCCGGGCTACTAACAATGGAGCAGATTGATGATCACCTGTACGACTAAAGAGGAACTACGCGATGCACTCAACAGCTTTGACATCCCAGCCGTCACCCGAGACATGGTCTACGACAACGTCGTCCTCGGACGCACTTACACTCCCGGACGCGGGAAACGGAACCAGCGCGCCTATAGCGAGCACATCCCCGGACACGGAGACGTCCAGATCGCTGGACAACTCTACAGCGAAATGTCAGCCGCTGCGGTGGAGCGGAGCAGATCTGTTGACCTACGAGACACTGTTAGCCGATCTGCACAGCGAAATATCGCGCGAAACCACGAACGCTACGGAGTGGCAGTCAGCGACGCTACCCACGCTGCACTTCGCATTGCAGAGGCTTTTGAAGGAGACCTCGCTGCTTACGGACGAGCAATGGCTGCAGAGCTGGTCGCTGTGTATGCATCTGTGCAGAGAGATGCTGCTATCGCTGCAGAGAGAGCGCGCGGAGATAGAGAGCAGGGAGACGTATCAGGCGCAGCAGATAGAGTATCTCGAAATAGACGGACCACCTCCCCACTCCGCGCCTCCGGCGTTGCTGAAGAGTATGACAGCGGCGCGGTACGCTTACACCGCAAAGAGCAAGAAATGGCGCGCCGTCAGGACGCCCGAATCTGAAGCCATCGCACGCGAGATGGCGATACAGCAGAAGTTATTATGACAGACATCAGCTATCGACTCACGATCACCCCACCGCTGTCCAGAGAAGAAGAGCAGACATGTCTATGTCGCGCGCAGTATTACAACGACGAAAATGCGCTGGAACGACTGGTCACCAGTAACTACGCGTACATGGTCGGGCGCACGAAACAGATATTTGCCACAAGCAATAGCGAACACAGCGATGCGCTGTTGAGCAGCGCAGTGTTCGGCATGTTGATTGCAATTAACAAGTTTGATCTGCAGCTCATTCCGGACGTGCGTTTGCGCTCGTATGCTACACATTGGATCGACCGCTACATCAGATTCGGAATTATTGAGCTGACGTGGTCGCGTTACCCTCGACTGCCCAGCAACGTGCGTCGCCTGTTTGAGACATACAAAACACTCCGCAAACGGCACGAGCATACCACTGGACGTGTCGCACACCACCGGGAAATCTTAGTCGATACTGACCTGCAAAAATACGAGGACGTGTTCCACCTCTACGTAGACCCTATTGCTCTATCTCTCGACACTCCCACGGCGCACGACGACGACGACGACGGGTACCTACACGAGCGCATAGCCGGCGACATACCCGACGTAGACGGCATGCTGCGCTCTATAGACAGCGAATCAGCACTTTCAACCATCAAACAAAAACTGGCCGACATGCCAGCACAAATGCGCGAGATCTTAGAGCAATCATACGGCATTACATGCCCAGAGAAAACGCTGACAGAGATTGCCCGCAACAACAATATGTCCCGCGAACGAGCACGACAACTACGAGAGCGAGGACTGAGGAGCTTAAAACGAAATGGTATTGAACTTTCCACACGATGACCCATACAGCGCACTGTCTGCCGCAGTGATAAGACAAGCTGCCCACGACATGCAAAAATCCATCAAACACTGGAACCACGACGACGAAAAAATACGGGACGCGGCACGCGCTACCTACGCTGAATGCCGCCGATTCTTGCTGTCCGTTGACAGCCCCTACCACTCTATGCTCAAACTCGACAACGACGTGTATACACGCATCGTGGAGCAGGTCGAACACAGTGCTGGATTGCACAACTGAGGTAGGGCGGCAGTATCTGGCGCACGAGGACGAGACCGCCCGGCGCGTAGGATTCAAGCTGCGCTGCCAGCCAGTCAAGCTGGGCGGGCTGGCTACCACGGTCGACCGAGCCTTCATACGAGACGGCCATATCGTCGGACTGGCTGAAATCAAAACGCGCGGCATGAGCGTGCAGGAGTTGCGCGGGTTTGGGTCGTATCTCGTGACGGCTAAAAAATTACAGGACGGCATGGATCTGGCGCGCGCGCTCGGCGTGCCTTACGTGCTGATCGTGAGGACGCTCAAGGATGACGCGGTGGTCTGCTGGACCATCTCGGACAAAACCGGACGTCAGTTAGTGCAATGGGAGACAAACAATACCGTGACGCAGGCAGGCTGTAACGGCGGCACGGCATACAGGACCAATGCATATATTCCATTAACCCATATGAGGCTATTGTAACATGGCAAAAAAACAGAAATGGTATACAGCACAAGAAGCAGCCGACTACCTCGGACTGACAGTGCAGCACGTGCGCCGACTCTGCCGGCAGCGGCAGATAGCACACAGAAGGCTAAAGGGTTATCAATTTACTCGGGACATGTTGGACGCGTTCCTACGTTCGCGCACAGTGTTTCAGCCACGGCATCCCGACCCGATGAAGGTGCGGAGAGGACGGCCACTGGATGCGGATCGGGGGCGATAGCTATGGATAGGCTTTTAATAAAGTGGAAATGGACGAATCAGGAGCTGCCACCATCTCAATACCCTGTTTTATTCTATACTCGGATTTTAGGTATGCTGTTTGTTGGTATGTTGGACTATGATCCACAAGCTGAATTAACGGACGATGAAAAATTACGAACGCTAATGGTGACTGGCCCATTGCCGGGTAACAGAGGTGATATAGATGGCGATCATCTGCCCGATTTATGGACTGAACTACCTGAAAGACCGATTGAGATGTTTTAAATATGCCACCATTGTATCCTGATAGAAAACCTATACCAGACACCGTAAAGCGCGCCGTCAGAGAGCGCGCTGGCAACTGCTGTGAGGAATGCGGTGACGATGGTAGATTAGAGTTTCACCACCTCACATATCTGTATACAAATTCTAACTACCACCGGGATTGGTTTGGGTTAATATTTGGTGCAGAAAACCCTGACGATTTAATGTTGTTATGTAGGCAGTGTCACCACCAGCAACACAGAGATTCTAATGGTTATTTTTGGGCAGACCCAGACGATCACCCAGAAAGGAACATTGCGTAACATTATGTATTACAACATCTTAGCTGTATTACCTGTTATAGTTAGTATGGGATCAGATTAAGTTAAACTGATTAATCTGCAGCAATCACATCTCTTGCAATAAGTTACGCGCTTTCTACACAGCAGTCCACACTACCCCGTTAAATTATTAGCTACAGCTTATAAATAGTTACAAGATTCTTGTTGACAGTATAGTATTTTGATGCTATATTAGTATCAGTTAGTTAATACATCGCTCGCCAACAGGAGATGCACAATGGCTACTGTAAACGAAAAAATTAATTTTCCGGTCAAACCGCTCTGCAAGACTAAATATTTGTGTATAGTCAAAAAATATGAAGGTAAAATGCCAAACTATCAACTTCAGATTGCCCTTGTGGGTGCGGGCATTTATTCGCCACAAAAAAATAAAGTTTATGTTGATTTTTCGCAGTCTGAAAAGTATCAAGACGTAAAAGATTGGTTGCAAAGAAATGGATACGAAGCGGTAAAAAATGGCCCACGCGATTGGGCGAATGAACCAGTGATTTACGGCAAACATTCCGACAACTAACACACTACCAACCGGCGGGGCTTCCGGCCCCGCCACCACCCACTCACTCGCCGAGGAAACATGCAAATACATATCAAGTTAGAAGCAGACACGATTGAAGAAGTCCTACAGCAGAAAGAAGACTACCTACACAACTACCACCCTGCCGGCTACAGCACGTCTATTGGCAAGCCCGTCGAAGAAGACGGCAAGTGGATCTGCCGTGGTTATCGCTTTTCATCCTGCGATTAAGGAGCTTTGTAATGATAAAGTCTATGTTCCACAATAATGACGACTCTGCTCTCACGGCTGCTCACGGCATAGAAAATGACCCAATGGTAGAAGACCGAGAGACGGTCGTCATCTATCGCTCTGAGCGAAACTTAAACGGCAGTGTAAGCAAATTACGTTACTCGGTTGGGCGAGTGCGTAAAGCAAAATGGGCAAACTGTCGCATTTATTGCGCTCTATCAAAGCATAAAACTATTGCGGCTGCTATCGCGGCTGCAAAGAAATTAGATAAGGAGAGCGCATAATGAGAAAAATAATTAAGCCTACGGGCTATGTTAGAGACCTATGCAACCTCAAACAGGGGTCAACAATTTTTGGCAAAGGTTGTTATGCCGAAACTTATCTAATCTGCGATTCGCTTGATGAAAATGCACCGGCGTTTGCTGTCTTTAACGGGCATATATCAGAAGAGCAATTGAAACGAATTAGCGAAATATTAAACACTGATGAACTGGAGAGCGCACAATGACCGATCCTAATATCACCGAAGAACAAGCCGAAATTTTTGGAGAATTTTTAGACAGCCTGTCAGCGGAAGAGAAGAAAAAATACACCCGTCTTTATAGGGCCAGAAATAAACCACGGTTTGAGGATTATTTGATTGAATTCTTATCGGAAACAGATACAACAGAAATTCGTCGAAAACTGACGGGTAAAATGTTGCCGAGTTACTCATAACCGAGGAAAGAAGGAAATGACGCGCTCAGATCAAGAAAAAAGAGCATTGGATTTTTTAACAACGCAACCCTTTTTTAACGGGTTGACAGAAGAACAGCGTAGCGAACTTGTAAACATATTAACTGCTCCAGAGCGGTATAATCGCTTTAAGAAATTTGCATACGAAACGCTCAATCAAGAATAACCGAGTCGTGATTCCACAATAAACATTTCGGGGGTATGAGGATTAAACGCATCGAAAATCCTTATACCCCCTTCTTCTGTTTGTCTGGCAGGCTATTTGCTATCTTCCTCGATATAGAGCGCCAGCAATGCCACCTGCGTATCAACCAACCGTTTTAACTGCATCCTCAGAAACAGCCTCTCTTCCGCATCCACCGGGTTCCACTGTATCAATGCCAGCACCGTATTACTCAGCGTCTGGCTGTATACGCCAGTGTCGTCCGATCCGACATACTGCGGCTCCAGTGGGCCAATAATGACCTCGCCTTCTTCCTCCTCTTCCCGACTACTCATTGGGCGCGCCTCGGGCTCAACTGCACTTTATTTGCGCAAC